CTAAATACACAACGTATGCTTTTTCTATTTGTACTTGATTGCTTTCTAAAAATGCTATACCATCGAGCATCAATTTTGTTTTTCTTACTTTACCGTCATCGCTTTTGAGTTTCTCAACTGCTGATTTCAGTGTGCCTTTGTACTCTGCAATAAATCTTTGAGCAAATACTTTTGGATCTTGTTCAAAGCCTACTAATTCTCTGATAATTTTATTTACACTTGCCTTGATTCTTATTCTCAAGTCATCTCCAAATTCATTATTTTTAAGAAAGTCTAAATCTGTAACTGCTTTTAAGTTTTGATCTGCATTGTTAATGAGTTCAGCCATCTCTCGCGATTCATCTTCAGTGAAAGTTACTTGCCCTGAGTAGTCTCTTATGATTGCATCTCTGTGCCAAACATCTGGATGACTGCCTAAACTACTTGCATCAAACCCAAACTTTGCTGACAAGTCTGCTAATTCGCCACCACCAACATATTCTGTGTGAAACACTATACCTATTTTAGAACGTAAAATATCTTTAGCAAGATTACTATTCTTTGGAATAGCATATATAATTGTATTTGGTTTAAAAACAATAAATTCTTCGCCTTTGATATTTGCTTCTGATATGCTGTCGTCAGTATAAAGTAGATCGCCTTGAACTACTTTGCCTTTAAAATTTAGTTTTTGTAAATGCATAAAGGCACTAATTAATTTTTCTTGCAAACCTTCTGCTTCATGGTTTGCTTTGATGTCTTGTATGCTTTTATTCACAAGCGGATTTCTTTTGTTGAATACACTTTTTGTACCAACAAAAAATTTACCGTCTGCTGGATCAGTGCCTACAAATACTGCCGGAGCACCGTCCCATTTTGTTGTTAAGTTGAATTTGGTCTTTGCACTACCTTTAAGCATTTCGTGAAAACTTTGTAGATATTTTATTGCTTGTTGACCACCTGGTAGACCGTTATTAAAAATTAGATCTTCTAAATGTTCAAGGTGTGTATTTTTGCTTTCATCTAATCTGTGATAAATCACACACTCAGTTAAATATCCTTTGGTAAGATCTATTGCTCTCATTAAATTGCGCCTGGGTCAGGTAAATTGTTTTGTGGTGTTTGTCTGGTTAATGGTTGACCATTAACAGTTAATACTCGAGAACTTGCTATGCCTGTCAAAGTTGGTATTTTTGGTCTAAGGGGATCAAAGTATCCTTTAATTTGTAAGTCAGGTACACCGTCGCCATCTCTATCATCGTTTACCAGACCTATGACTTCAGCATTCATTGTTTTACCATCTGATGTTTTAAACACAACAGATGATCCAGGTTTTGGTGCTTTTATACCGTATACTGATTCCCATGCATCTTTAATTTCTGCTTGATTAATTTTACTATTATCTTTTTTCACTAAATTTGCAAGGCCTCTTGCACCTTTACTTAATGCACCACCAAGAGTTGCACCACCTCTGGCAAGTCTTCCTCTCATACCTTTTGTATTTGCATATTTAATTCTTTCACCGGCTCCTGCATATGATGGATCGTTGAAATCAAACATGTCTCTGAATCTATCCATTACAGATTTATCCTCAGAGCCAAAATTAAACATATTGCTCATTCTACTACCTAGGTTTTTTCCAAAGAAACGTCTAGTAAATGATGGGTCTGCTACAACAAATTTTCTTTCTGCTTCGTCGTATACAAAAAATGTATTTAATTCAGTGTCTACATATCCTTTATATTTAATACCGTCGACAATTCTTTCATCATCGAGTTTTTTTGGATCTTTTTGAATTTCTTTCCAAGATTGTTGTTTACTATATTGGTTAAGAATTTGCTTTAAAGCCTGTTGATCGTCTACGGCAGTCTCTGTTACTTGTAGTACTTCATTAATCTTCATTAGTTTTTGACCTTGATTCTTTGATAATCTGTATGCCCTTAACAAATCTTTCTGGTCTATTACCTTTGATAGAATTAATTAGACGTCTTTCTAAGTCTAATGCCTCTGCTTCATTGTAGTTTTCTTGAATAAGTTCAATTAAGTTTAAGGCACTCTTTATAATATGATTACCCCTAGACTCAATTACATTGAGTTTGTCTCGTTCTGAAACTATAGAGTTTAATTCATCTAAGATTGATCTGTGATTTAAGGACATTTTATCTCCGTTTAAGCATATTTATCAGAATTACTTCTTCTTGAGGAGATTCCTTAGTGCTAAACCTTGTTGTACTATGTCAACATTGTCTTCTGAGGCGTCTTTGTCGCTTCTAATGGCCGATGATCGCTTCAATGTGTCGGTCATTGCAATAGTATTAATAGTATCGTAAGTATCTTCGTCCTCATCTAAGTCTTCAATTCTCAGTGTTTCTGGGTTGAATTTTAAGTCTACTTTACTGCCAACACCACTACTAGAACGTGTTTTCATAAACTGTATTTGATATCTACCACGTTCTCGCATGGCATTACTTGTAAATATGCCTATAACATTGTCTGCTGTTTGTATTTTACTAATACCACCTGCAATATGACTGTGATCAAACTCTATTTCTTCTACTGCACCTCTGTTTAACTGTGATGCTGTTACTAATAGTATGTTTAATTCTACTGCTAAGTTACGCAACTCCTCTGATACATACTTGTCTTTAATAAACAAGTCACTTGCTGATACTTTTCCACTTATTGGCATCATTAAATCAAGATAGTCAACTAATAAACAGTCTACTTTTACACCTGTCTGTATTTCATACTCTCTCAAAAACGATCTAATATCACTAGCATTAATACCATTGCTCATCTGTTTTATGCGGAATTTACCTGCACCTTTGCCTTTCATTACTACTTTTAGATGGACATCGTCCATATTTTTCATAACATCTCTGGTTGCATACTCACTAACCATAGCATCAATACGCATACTTGACAGTTGCTCACTTAACTCTAAACTCAAATATACTGTGTTAAGTCCTGCTTGACTCCAGTTTACACCTAAGTTTTGTAGGAACAAACTTTTACCAGCACCTGATCCTCCGGCAAATACAGTTAATTCACCTCTATTCAGTCCACCATATAGTTTTTGATCAAAGTTTTTCCAACCTGTACTAATTGCACCTGCTTGATCTTTGATCCATTGTAACCTTTCTTTGGGATTTTCATAATAATCTAAACCAAAGTCACTTACTAGGCCGACACTGGTTGCTTCTTTAATAAGTGCTTCTACACTTCCATAGTCTTTATTTTCTAATAAGTCTGTGCTGTCTAGTATTGCTTTTTCTAATGCCTTATGTCTGCAGAATGTTTCGAACTCATCCATAAACCAACTCATATGACTGTCATGTGCGTCTTCAACCGGTTTTAAATTAATGCCGTTTACTGCTTCTAACTGTTCTAGTGTTGGAATACTGTTATAATTGTTAGCATGTTCTTTTAAAAACTCTACTGCTTCTCTATATTTTCTATTAAACATATAAGGTTGAACAATATTGTTTACCCTTACAAATACATCAGGATCTGTAACTAAAAATCTTAGAAACAATTCTTGTATATCTTCACCGTATTCTTTTATATCACTCATAACATTTTGCTCTGTACTTCAATTTTAATTTTATTTGCGACAGCATATTTAATTATACTGGATAATGTCAAAAGTCTGCCATATTTGAGTACCGCATCACCTACATCTTTGATGTCTGTGTGCCAAGGTGGGAAACTTACTTCCCACCCTAGTTCAGCGGCCTGCCTTATCAAATCTTTGCCCGGTGCATCTCTGTCAGGGCAAAGTATTACTCTTTTATTTAACGAATTTATCTGTTGTATTTGCCTTTCATTCATGGTATTACCTAACACACTGATACCATCTATCAGTATAGCATCAATGACACCTTCTGTTACAACAACAATTTCTCTATCTGAGTATATGTATTTGTCTATGTTAAACACATAGCCTGCTTGACTGTTGTTTATGTACTTTGGGGTTTCTTTTGTAGGCGGATTTATATGTCTACCTACATATCCTACCACTTCTTGATTGTAATAGAAAGGAATAATCAGTCTATTTTTTAACATAAAGTCATCGCAAATAAACAAATCATAATTTGTATCTAACAGTTTTCTTTCTTTTGCATACAACATTATTTTTTCATGTGTTTCGTTGTACGGTAGTTGCGGAACATCTCTTACATTAATTACATTTGGCAATTCTACTGGTTTAAATTTTTCATAGTTTATTACAATATCGTCGAGTTCGCTATCAAACTCTTCAATCTTCATAAGTTCTATTACAAGTTTCTTTACACTTTCATTAGTTGCGCCTAACTTTACTACAAGGTCTTTATATTTTTTGCCAATCTTTTTGCTAGGACTCCATCCAGTTGAAAACCCACAATTAAAACAGTTGTATGCAATTTTAGGACCTGTGGATATTACTCCTGCCCTACCTCGCTTGTCATTACACATAGGACAATTAAAAGTCACCCAACCAGCAGGTGTCTTTTTATGTTTGTGAGGCAAGTGAGATGTCAGTAACTCATGTACCTGTTGTATTGCGTCAGAGTGCTCCATTGCTGTTATTATACTAGATTATATGTATGAAGTCAAGTTAAAATCTATCAGTTTTATGTCTTGTGCATACTTGTCTAGGACACGATCTTTCATGTTATTATCAAATGCAGATACATCATCTAAATCATCTGCTGGTATGTAATAGTCTAGAGTATAATTAGTAGTTATATTAAATGTTTTGTGTAAAAAATCAGTTATATTTTCTAAATGTACAAATTTATCAATTAAGTTAATGTTGTCTTGGTATGTTCCTACAAATGATGGCTCGTGGTAAAACAATTCACTGTTTACATAATCACTAAAAGTGATATTTTCGTATATATCTTTTTGTATTATGGCCTTCCACCTAAATATACTCCGTTCCCTAGTAAATGGATTTCTCACAAACATGATATTTTGTAAATTGCTATCGTATTCTTTATCGTCGAGCATATGATTAGGTGCGGCATAATCTAATAATTTGTTTTCAAATAATTTCTGTGCTATCCATCTGGTCCCACACCGGGTAGGAAACACACAGGCATGAATGCCATTGTTCAATTTATGCATATTGTTATTTAATTTCTTAAAAGAATTTTATCAAATGATCCTGAATTGGTCGGACCAGGGGAATATTTAAATCTTAAGTAATTGAAGTTGCCTGTGAAACTGTAATAAGTTACACCAGACACATTTGCCATTGGTATTCTTTCTAAATTGTTTACTACAGGTACACTTGCCCAATTTGAATCATCGCTTGAAGGTGCTTGTAAACTTAAACTACCTTCCACAAACACATTTCCAGTAAATGTATTTGAGTATATACCTATGGTGTGAGTAGCATCTCTAAAGTTCTTGTGTTGATTGCCTTCGAATGAGCCACTTGTAAATACATTTGCAACATCGCCATTATCTGTATTACCGGTTTGATTCCACACATTTGCAACCTGTGTTGCTACTGGCGAAGGATTTGCATCATTTTTTACTATTAATGTACAAAGTATTCCATTATTATAATCTGAATAGATTGGAGTCTTAGTGCCATCGTCTGCAACATTTTTAAATGAAACTTTGTATTGCCCTTCCACTAAAGAATTCATATCTTCTTCTGACAGTTTAAGTTCTGCTGTACCTTTATTAAGTCCAGGTACTGCAAATCTTGTTAAAACTTTTTCGTTAGTAGAGTATTTGATAATGTCTGCCTGTATCTCGTTGTTATATACATTTTCTTTTTTTCTATCTTGATTTGTGATATTGATGTACACAATATTGTCCATACCTTTGTGTACTATAAATTCTTTTCTGTTCATACTTCTGTTATCCACATAATAATTTTCCTGCTTCTTTACAAGATTCAGTGTGTTTGATTGATACATTAATAGTGTTAAATTGCTCATACATGTTCATTCCTTATAATGTATTTATCTACAAAGGTATAAATAAAAATATGCAGGACCAACAGGAAATACAAGAAAAGTTTCCTTTCTTTACTATGCTTACTTATGGTGAGAAAGAATACTTTGGTATAGTTCAGAATCAAGATAACTCGGTAACCTCTTTCTATGATTATAATGTGCTAATAGCACCCGAAGATAAAAAACAATTTGTAGAATTAGGAGAAACATGGTGGTGGGAAAGTAATCGGCAAATTCCAATCGATGTGTTTTTATTTAATGAGATGAGAGAATTTAGAAATTGTTTAAAAACATTCAATAACAAAGATATAGAAATTATGTTTGGTCCAGTGACCAGTACACATAATTTAGTTAAGAAAAGAATTAAGCGAAGAACGATTCAACTAGTCAAGAAGACTGACTAACTTATTTAATTGAACAATTATAGCCATTGCGTAACTATATGCGTGAGACTTCTTAAAGGAGTACGTTTCGTTGTCACCTTTAATCCATACTTCCTTTTCGATCTCTTCCCAAGTTTTACCAACCAAATGTCTTTTACCTGGTCTTATCATTGCAAGTATCATTGCTAGTTGATCTATGTTTGTGGGTTTGTGCTGGTTAACAATATCATAATGGTTACTAATATGAAACAGTTGCTCCACAATTTCTCTGGCACCAAATAATTCCCAAACAGGTTCTTGATTACATAATTTATCCAACTCTTGTTCTGACTCTATATTATTGTAAACACTATTGTTAAGTATATCTAGTTTGAAATATCCTAAATCGTCTGCTTCCTTATGATCAATATTACTTAATCCTGTTACAGGATCATGGGGTATAGGCTGTATATAAACGCCTGTGTTGTGTTTTTCCATACCACCTGGACGTTTGATACTGCCCGTGACATTATCTAACACACAAAGCAGTTTATCGCGGTTAGCCATATCAATATCTACATCAAAATCAATCTTCACTAAACAATAAACTCCACTTCATTAGTTTCTCTTTTTTAACTGCCATACGTTTTTGTATTTGTTCATCTGTAACAAGACCGCCATCTTTAAGTATTTCTATCATACACATAACATCGCCAATTTCATCTTGTAACTGTGTTGTATCACATGGTTCATCGAACCTTATCATTTTGCTACATGCCTGAATAAGTTCTCCACATTCTTCCATTGTGATTACTAACATTTCTTCTCGTTTTTTCATATTTCTTTATCCTTAAATTCTTCTGCAAGTGGAAATATGTTTGCTATAACATCTGCTACTGCATGAGCAATATCAATATGTTCTTTTTGTGTACCATTAGCACCACGTAATTCAATATAGTGTATCCAACTACGCAACGTACCGTTAACATACATTCTACTCATTGTATTACCTTCTGGTAATACTGCTCTTGCTTGTTCTTTGGCAATACCATTTTCTATTGCCCAAGTATATGTTTCTGTTGCTTGTTTAATTAGATCCTCTTGCTTTTGTCTCCATTCTAATTCTAATTCTTCGTTATCTGTTTTAATGCTGTTCTGTCTATTTTTAAGATCTTGTAATCTAGCCTCACGGATTTCAAAACTTAAATCCTGTGTAGGGTCAGCATAACGTTGACTGAACTCTTGGAAACTAAAACTTCTATGCCTTAGTATTTGACGTGCAATGTCTCTGGTTGTTTCTATTTCCAAACATGCTGATACCATTTCAAGTGGTGACCAATGTTTGTGTTTCATCAAATACTTCACAAGTTTTTTATTTGTTTCTATATTATTTTGATTGTTTGGGTTACTTACCCTGGCGCAATAGGCTATTAAGTCTAATGCTGAATGTTTGTGTAAAGCATCATTATATGGTGCTTGGCTGTGACTTACTATTTTTACGTTCATAATCCTGACGCCTCCGCTATGTCTTGTACTAGATTAACTTCTTCTGTGTTTTTTAAAAATATTCTTCTCCAAAAGCCTGGATCTGCAATATCCTTAATTAGTTCAACATGTTCGCTGTTAAACTTTCCCCATAGTTCTTGTCCGCTTTCGCTTAGGAATAAAAACCATGGAGAAATTTTACCACCTCTTATGTGATAGACTGCAAGTTGCGGGGATACTTTTCTAAAGTAATCCGACCAGTCTTCGCCTTTCTCTACGCCCCATGCCTGCATACATTTTACACTTCTTTCAATGCCTCTTTGAGCCGGTTCCTTTTTAATTAATTCTTTCAAATAGATATCATATGTTGAATCTTTTGTCCAGTCTGCTAATTTTACACTTTGCCTAATTAACCATTCTGCATAATTGTTTGGCTCTAGTAAATCTTCTTTAACCATCTTTCTACCAAACTTAACAAATCCTTGATAATATTTACTGTCTGCAAATTCTTCATATGATTTTGTCTTTGAATTATGCATGTTTATTTCATAAAACTTTTGATAAGTTCTAAATGCTAGTCGTACATGTGTAAGATCTTTATCAGTGTGTCTTCTTTTATTCACGCACATATGAGCACTTAGAGTTCTTTCACTCATAAATGTCTTTTTACAATATGTGCATGTTAAACTCACTTAAATATTTCCTTTATTTCTTTTTCATCAACACCACTTGTTTCTGCTAAGTCTTTTAACTCTTCTTTGGTGTTAATACTTAGCAACAATTCTACTTCATCGTTTTTTGCTAACGGAAATATTTGTCTAATTAATTCTTCGACTTTATCTTTTTTACGTTTTGCTTTGGGTACCTTAACAAATGGATGAAATTGACTTTTGCCTACACCTGCTAGACACATTAGTTTCCATTGCAATTCTGGGTGTTTACTTACGTCACTCCAGTTTGTATTCATAAACTCATTAATCATTACTAGATAATGTCCAGCAAATTTGCCTTGTACACTACTTGCATATCGCTGAGTCATCCACAAATTCATACTCTTGCGTTGCTCGTCTGTAAGATTAATATAATAGTTGTAGTCCTTACGGTCTACAGCCGCCATGATATCTTTAATTTGCAGTAATGGTTTCTTTGCCATCATTCACCTTCATATTCTATAAGTGCCCCGGCATTATATCCTTTCTCAGTTATTTTAGCAAATCCACCTAAGTCTGTCAAGTCAATTACTGCCAATACTGTTATTTGATTTTTTGGTACATTGAAATTTTCATGTATTAAATCTGCACAGGCGATTGCTGTACCGCCTGTTGCGATTAAGTCGTCTATGATTACAACTTTATCTTCTGGAACTATATGTGTATTTTTTTGTATTTCTAAACTAGTGCTACCATATTCTAAATCAAAATCTCTCTTGTGTGTTTCGTTAGGTAGTTTACCAGGCTTTCTTGCCATTATAAAAGGTAAGTCTAGGTCTCTGGCAATTGGTGCCCCAAACACAAAACCTCTGCTTTCAACACCCACAATCTTAGTTGCATTAAATGAAAGATTGGTTAAGTCTACAAGTGCTTTATTAAATGCTAATGGATTTTCTATTAGGCTGGTTATATCTCTAAATTGTATTCCTGGTATTGGAAAGTCAGGTACAGTTCTTATGGCATTTTTTAGGTCTTGATAAAATTCTTTCATTAAAATAAATCAATGTGTTCCCATGGAAGTTCATCTTTACCAAAATGCCCATATAATGTTGTAGTGGTTAAGTCTAACTTAAATAAGTCAAATTTGTCAATAATGCCTTTTGGTGTTAAGTCAACATTTTCTATAATCCATTCTACTAAGTCTGGTCTAACTTTGCCGTCTGCATATACATAAACACTAGTAGGCTCTACTACACCGATTGCATAACTTAGTTGTACTGTACAGTTATCTGCTTTACCAAATGCAACAATATTCTTTGCTAAGTAACGTGCCATGTATGCCGCACTTCTATCAACTTTGGTACAGTCTTTACCACTAAATGCTCCGCCACCGTGTGGTGCATAACCACCGTAAGTATCAACAATAATTTTTCTGCCTGTTAATCCTGTGTCTCCATCTGGTCCACCAATTACAAATCTGCCTGTTGGATTTATTAAAAATTCAGTTTCACTTAAATCCCAATCTGTTATTTCATCTCTAATAATTTGCTCAATTCTATCACGTACCATTTGAATACTTACATCATCGCTGTGTTGCGTACTACATACAATTTTAGTAATACCAGTTGGTTTGTTTACATTGTCATACGTCATAGTTACCTGACTTTTACTATCAGGACCTAACCAAGTTTCATTGCCTTCTCTTTCTGCTTGTAGTCTTTTTAAAATTTTATGACTGTAATGAATCGCACTTGGCATATAATTAGGTGTTTCGTTACAAGCATACCCAAACATAAGTCCTTGGTCACCAGCACCAAAGTCATCTGTGCCTAATGCAATGTCAGGTGATTGACCATGTAGTTCGTTATATACTTTTAATTTTTCCCAATGGAAGCCATCTTGTTCATAAC